ACCAAGTCGCGGGCTTGCAGGTACGTCACCGTAACAGTTGCTGCACCAGCTGCGCCGTTACCGTTTTGAGCGGTGAAGTCAGCGAGAACCTGGATGTCAGTAGCGCCCACATCGGTTGCCACACTGGTAGTCAAAGTACCGCGAGTAGTCGCGGCAGTCTTGACCGAGGTAGCAGGGAGGAATGCGTTGGCAGTGCCAGAGGTACCAACTGCAACAGTGGCAGTACCAGTGTCGTCGTTGGCAGTGGTGACGTTCAAAATCACGTCAACGATTTGCGAACCAGCGGGAATCGTTGCAACAACTTGATCAGCAGCAGTAGCGCCGATGATGTCGATCACAGCGGACTGTGCCATCAGCACAAAACCAGTGTTCTTGACGTTGGTGCCGACGGTCGTGCCGGTAGTTTCTTTGATGGTGCCCGCTTTGACGGGGCCGGAGAAGGTGGTCGTAGCCATTTTTGATCCTTACATGCAAGTTGGGGTGCATCTATCTGCATGTCGTCAGCCGGGACTGTCAGATGCACCGGAAACCCCGGAGTGGGTCCAATATACCCTATTTATTGAAAAAGAAAAAGGGGTCCGAAGACCCCTTTTTCACTTGGCCGATTAGGCCGCGCCGGGCGAACCGAAAATGCCGCGAGGATCGCTGAAGCCGAAGCTGTAGCGCTCACGTGCCTTGTAACGGACGTTGCCGGTGTCGAAATCGCCTTCGAAGCCAGTCTTCAGAGACACGCGCTCGAACATCTTCATGCCGTTGGGAGCGTCGGTCTTAACGAACCAGGCGTCGGGATCGGTCAGGAAGTGGTTGACGGTGTAGCCCTGAGGCACCATGCCCATGTTGCGGACAGCGTTGATGTCGTTGTCAGCAGTGCCAACACGCAGAGTGGACTTCAGGATACGGTCGCCCGTGAACTGGAGTTCCTTCGGCAGAATTAGCTTCAGGCCTTGGACGGCGATCTTCAGGCCGCGTTCGTCGGTGAACGCTGCGATGTCGATCAGGGCTTGTTCCAAGGAGGTCTCGGACAAGTCGGCTGCCGTAGCCAGGGTGTTGGACAGGTTGGGACCAGTCAGAGTGGGGTGGTTGGTTGCGCACAGAGCAACGCCGTCGCCACCGATAGAGGTGGTGAAAGCGCCGTTCAGCACAGCCGCAGCCTTGATCTGCTTGGTTTGAGCCATCGAGCGGGCCAGAGCCTTGGTGTAGCGGGCCGAGAGACGGTCGTAGAGGTTGTCTTCGACAGCTTCTTCGGTCAGCGAGAACGCCAAAGCGATGGTCTCGTGGGTGTAGCGAGCAGTGTAGACCTCTTGTGCCTGGTCGTATGCAACGCCAGCACCTTCAGTCTTCACAGGAGCTTCGCCAAAGCCGGATTCCATCACCTCTTCTTCAAACGCACGGTCAGAAGATTCGATAGCGTAGATTTGGGTGTGCTCATTCTCGTAGTTTTTGTACTCGAGGCCGAACAGAGCATTGAGACCAGGCTCAAGCTCTTTCACCAGTTGTGCACGTGAAATAGCCATGATTGATCTCCTTAGGTGCTAAAGCCCGGCGTGCCAGTGCTGCCGTACATGTGCTCATTGATCTTCACAACGAGAACGGCGTATTGGCCCATCTCATTGCCCGGGACGTTCCACAAACCGACGGCCTTCAGGTTGGCAGCAGCTGCTTCCGTGAAAGTACCGCTCATGGTCATGTTGGACAGACCAGTCGTGGTGCTACCAGTGGTGGAAGCGGTGATGTCAGCGTTGGTGCCGATGTTGGCTTGGGTGGGAGTGCCTGCGTTCTGGATGATGAACAACTGGCTGGGATCGTCGATCACGTCAGCCACGATTTGGCCGGCGGTGATGTTGATGGAACCAGGATAGTAGTTCTTCCAGGTGGGCTTGCCCGTGGTGGGATCAATGTAGTTGCAGCCGTTGAAAACGCCCACAGCAACAGAGTGATCCGTGTTGTTGAATTTAACCAAGTAACCATTGTCAATGGTCACCAGGTCGCCTTGATAGATGGCCCCGGACTGGTTATCAGCAATCAAGTATCCGTACTGTTTTTGACCACCAGTAGCAGAGAGGTTGCCGAGAGGACGCAGACCAAAGGGCTTATTTACGTTTGCCATTTGATGTTTCCTTCAAAAAGTTGTTCTCATCAGCTCTTGTTAGAGCCTCCGAATGAAACGCGGGAGCGACGAGAAGGTCGGTCAATGGTCATCGAATAATGAGCATTGGCTTTCATCAACTCATTGTCAGCTGCCTGCAATTGGTCGTTCGCTCTACCTCGGTAATATGCGTCGCGCTCTTCAACGGTTTCCTCGGGAATACGTGCTAGGAGCAAACCTCCCACGCTGATCACACCAGCGTGTCGGCCGTCTTCAATTGTTGGGACGTGATAGTCGGGGTATTCGTCACCACGGACCAGCTCATACCCCTCGCGGAGTTTTCCAGAGATGTTCGTGCGGTCTTCGATACCACCAGCTTCAGCTCGAATCCAACGGTGCTTGTATCCAGGAGGCGGTGGGGGCGCATCCAGTCGTGAAGGGGGAGCCCAGGGTTTACGTCGCGCATCTTTCTCACGAGATTCGGCCCCGCGAGAACTGCGATTGAGGGTAGGTACTTTGACGTCTGACATGGTCTTACTCCTTTACGTACTTGGCATATTCCTCGAGAGGAACACCCAGCTTTTTGGCAATTGCAACTTGACTTGGTGTCAATTTGACAGTGCGGCGTGCGTTGTTGATACCCGATGATCGGGATGCAGGTGCCACCGTTTGCACGGGTCGGGCGGCTCTGTTAGTTTGCGCTTGCTGCTGACCGCCACCCAGCTTTTGGGGGAAAGTCTGCTTCAAACGGTTGTCTAGCTCATCATAATACTCATTGCTGTTCGGGTCAAATCCCTCAACTTGAATCAACTGTCGGTGGATTCCCCAGGCAGCGTGAGTCATGGCGGTGTCGCGGCCATACCAGGGGTTGCGCTCGGCCCAATCCTCGACGCGAGGATCGACTTCCTGCTGCACTTGTACCTGGGGCTGCTGGGCAGCTTGCTGGGCAGCGAGCTGCTGCTGATATGCCCACTGCTGGGCCTGCTGTTCGCGTTGCTGCGTGGCAACAGCGATCTGGTTTTGCTCCATGGTGAGCGATGCCAGGCGCTGTTGAGCTTCCGTTTCGGTGTCAATGTCACCTTCTTCACGGGCCTTGCGGATGATCTGCTTCAGAGCCACCACTTGCGTTTGCACGCGGCCATTGGCCTCGCCCAGGCGCTCGGTGTCAGCGGTCATGAACTGCTGCTCGAGCTGCTGTGCGCGGGCCTGGACGCTCTTGGCGTACTCCAGGGCTGCCTGCTCACGGCGCTGGGTCTCGCGCAGGCGCGCGGTCAGCTTGTCAATGCGTTTCTTGACGCCCTCGCTGTACTGGTCGAGCTCGCCACCTTCACTGGACTGCTGTGCAGGGGTCTCGACTTGGGGCGCTTGCGGTTTGTCGAGCACTTCAGCAGCGCCGTCCTCCCCGATTGCGACGGTGGCAGGCTTTTCGTCCTCACCGATCTTAAATTCCAACTCTTCATTCATACCATTGCTCCTTTACATGTGCAGAATGTCTTCAGGACTGTTTACGACAGCCAAAACTTCGTCGTCGTTCAACAGACGAATCTCACCGCCGTCGATTGGGATGCGAGCACCCGCATATCGTCCGAAGATGATCCAGTCACCCTCCTTGCACCAGGGGCCGGCGGGAAATTTGCTCTCGTCGGCATAGGCAAGGTCGCCCATTTTCAAAACATAGCCGCAGGTGGTCCCGAGCTGTGTTTTGCGCTGCGTTTCTTCGGCCAGGACGATGCCGCCCTTGGTCTTTTCCGCGCCGCGATAGGGCAGGATGGCAATGCGCCACCCGGTGGGTTTGGGGATGGTGTCGATGACGGCTTGGTCGAGCTTCTCGGGGTCAAACCCAAGCTCGGTGTAGGCGTCTTCGAGGGCGGGCTGCTTGTTAGCTGCCTCCTCGGCCCATTTACGCTCCAAGGCGGTCATGTTGATTTCAGGGATCACTGCGGTTTCCATGGTCTTCCTTTCACTTGAGTAAATCGTCGACGTCTTCCGTGACTTTTGAGAGTAACTCTTTCACGGAATCTTCAACCATTCTCAAACCCTCAAGGCGACCCATCATGAAGCGATACCGCTCCATGTCAGTGATGGTTCCATTCAGGACAATCTGTTTTGATTGATCCTGGAGTTTCCTGATTTCCTTCAGAACTGCTTCTGCAAATTCAAGCATGGTGTTTTCCATGAAAAGCAGACGGTACAAGGCTCCGTCTGGTAGCACTCACTTACGAATCAGTATATCTTAACTGGACGGTTACCGTCTTTCTTTTTCACTTCCATGAATGGGCCTTGTACTCCCTTTGGAGTTTTCACTGCGCCACCCTTGGCCATCTTTGTTTTGCCGGCCTTGTTGTAGGCAATCGCGACGGCCTGTTTGACGGCAGCAGACTTGCTCTTGGGCTTGCTGGTACCGATCATTCCGTCCTTCTTGTAGTCGCGAACGATCTCTCCGATGTTGGAGCTGATCGTCTTTTTGCTGGAACCCTTTTTAAGCGGCATATTGGCCTCCTGGTTGTTGTGGCTGGTTAATCTTCGCCTGCTGCAACTGCAGTTTCTGCATGTTGAGCTGGTTGGTCTGCTGCGCTTTTTGCTGATCAAGGGCCAAGCGCTGCTGGTCGATGCCAATGCGGGCCTGGTCGGCCTGTGCACGCTGGGCAATCTCCTTCTCCTTGATCTGCACCAAGGGATCGGGGCCTTCGCCACCAGCGAACTTGTCCTGCATGTCGCGCACTTCCTTCATGCCCATGGCAATGTTGATAGCGATCATGCCTTCCTTCTGGATTGCAGAGACCAGGTGGTCCGGGTCGGTGCCGTACTGCTTGAACAGCTCGGCTTCCACGTCCTCTTCCGCGCGCAGGCGCACGTGATCCAGGATGTGCTTCTGCAACTCGGCAGCGGCCAGCGGATTGGCTTGCAAGATAGGCGACATGCCCATCATCAGGTGCGTTGCAATGTGCGCATCATGCTGTTGGCCAGCAAATGCCTTGAGTTTCATGCCGTTGAGCACGTCGCTGTTCTCGGACGCCGGATCGCGGGGCATGTTGGTGTTCTGCGGCAGCAGCACGCCGTCGATGTCGCGGATATTCAGGGCCGCGTACATGCGGTAGTAGGCCTCGTACATGTTGTGCATGTTCGGGGCGCTCTGGGCCAGCTGCAACTGCATCTGGGCGAGCTGGATGCGTTGTGCGGAGCTGAAGATGTTGGGGTCAGCCACGGGCTGCACCGACACCATCGAGTCGAAGTCCTTTTTCTTGATCTTGCGCGACGCGCCAGGGACCTCGTAGGGGTACTCGTCGTCCAGGTACTGGCCAAAGCCTTCAAACAGCAGGCGGAACTCAAGCGTTTGCGCATAGTGCAGGCGTTTGTGGATGCTGGACATGACCATGGAGCCGCGCTCGAGCAGCGCCAGGGTCGTTCCGACCTGTGCGTACTG